CCGGGTAATAATTATGTGGCAAAATGTTGTGCGTACCCATAATTGTAGACATAGACAGTTGGAGGATTCAAATACCAAAAGCAAGTGAAATCAACTCCAGCCTTATGATAAAAATCTACATCAGGAACGCCTATGAGATCATAATCACCAGCTCCACTACCAGACAAAACACCAGCCTTGACATATATAGTCGCTATACCCCAACTAGCCACAGAATTGCCGGGCGCTCCAAATGGTTCCACTTTAGCTGAAAAAGTGGGCTGCTCAATGATACTAGATTTGCCAAAAGTTTCATTGGAGAAGAATCCGGAAGCTCCAGGATCTTGCGACATAACAAGATTGGCCATGAAATTCGCAGGTAACATCCTAAAATTACAATAATATGGAGTAATGGAATTAACAACATCAACCTTCTCTGGATTGGTAACAGCCATTCCTGCCTGCCCAGCATGGAGTTTGTTGGGAACATTCACTGACCTAGAATTGCGCCTGGCCTCAGCACGCTCCTCTGGATTAGACAAATTGTAAGTATTAAAAGCAGCAAAGCTGGTCATCATCGGCTCCCAAACACTGGTACCAGTCACCATGTTTTCAGGCAAAAGATCTGACCTAGCAAAATTTGCAGCCACTACCTTACCAGTCCCATTATTAGCTAAGTGGGACCTAACATGAGCAACATAGCAGGTCGAACCCCTCCAACCAACATAACAATTGGAAAAGTACGAAGTCGGTGTAGGATGGGTGGGTCTGTAACCAACGTAAGGTGTGCCAGAAGCAGCCCCAGCCTCATGCCAAGCTCCCGTATCAATGTACTTACTATTAGCTCTAACATGTTGAAAATTGCTAGGTAGAGCTCCTGACATGTAGGGAAGATTGGGGAGAGTCTGAGTTGCACAATACTCCAAAACAGCAGCATCACTTCCAAGCCTGGATTCATTAGTGGAGACACCAGTCTCAAACCATTTGACTTCTGGTATGTAATTGATGGTACTGGCCTTAGGAACCTGAGTGACTGGTGCAAAGGGACAAGTACCATAATATACAGTCCTGTGCAAGAGTTGCCTGATAGATCTAACTATCTCACCATAATAAATATCATGGGTTGTACCACCCCAAACATAAGGAGGGGCTTCAGTGTCAACATGCCCTTCATCAGTGACTTGAGCAATCTCATCTGCACCTGACTCCAATCTGAAATAAGACAGAGGAGTGTCAAAATCCATAGGGCTGGCAAACTCCACTTCAGAACAATCAAGTGAAACAATCAACTTAACTGGACTAGAATCACTGGTACCATTGGTCAAAGTGTTAAGAACCGATACAATAATCGTTCCATTGAAAGAACTATCATTGAAATCACAATGAGTAGCAGCAGGAGACACAGAAGTGTTATATGGTAAAGTAGGATTAATAAGATAATTCTGTGCCCAATGGACGGAGGAACCAAAATAGTAAGGTGAATAAAGTTTCTCAGCAGTGGAAACATCAGTCTTGAGATAAGACCTACTAGACATCCAAGGGACCTCAAAAGAGAAACTGGGGGTTTCGGCTAAATCCCATATCTTACTGATTGTGTAAGGCTGTTCAAAAGCCGAACTAGTGTACCAACCCTTGAAGCCATCAGGATCATAATTGATCATCAACCTACCACGATGAAACTGGGACGCCACTGCCGTAAAAGTATACTTAATACGTCCAGTCCAAAAGCCGAAAGCGGCGCCAACATGTGCCGAAGGTGAAGGTTGAATTGATGCCGCAGGAGCTCCAGTCACAGTCCCAATGTGCCATTTGATTTCACTAATCATAGGAGTAACATGTTGCATAAATAGTACACTGGTGGGATTCATGGAAGAGTCCCAATTAGCCATTGCATAACTAATATCCCTACCTATGATATGTCTGATAGACATGTGGTCTACGCCATCCAACCCAACAGTGCGAGAGTCCACAGTAACCTCATTCTTGGGATCTAAAGACAATTTGTCTTGCTGAGTAGAGATCTCAGGTGATGCAAAGTGAGGCATATAATTGATTTGCTCACTACAAACATTGTCAATCACAGGTGGATTGGAAAATCCAAACCATCTGGCTACAGACCCAACTGAAGAAGCTGCCATCGAAGTGGCCATTGCATAAGGCCTGATGGAAGGGACATAAGACAACATTTGAGCAGCTCGAGATACAGTCGACATAGCCGTTGAAACAGGCTTGTCGGAATACTCATCACCTGACTGTGTAACAAAAGATGGACCAGCCACCTTATGCATGTCACACCAAGCATAAACAGTAACCGTAACAGGAGTTGTAGAAGAGGTAGTTGTAGACCTGAGAGGAACAGGCGACCAAAGGGTAATAACACCCATATCCAACAATTCTTCCAAAACATCTCCAGGTTCAGGAGGTGTTATACCTGGCAGAGCACTGCCCAAATTAATCCAGTTTTTATGATAACAAAATGGTAAAACCATTTCACAACCCTTAGACGACTGTGGATAAAACCAAGCATTAGGTCTGGAGGTTCTGACCATAAGATTACCAGACGGGGTACCCCCTGACCACACACCAGCTGAAGGGTTATCAGGACAAAATACAGAATCAACGGTCCCACCGCTAAATCTATAATTGGGGCCAGCATCGGTATAATTACCTGCCACGGGAACATTGCGTTCCACACCTGCCATAGGAAGGTAACTCATAACACCAGCAGAATAATAGTAAGGTGGAGCATTGATCACCAACTTGAGATGAAGAGTAGCCTGCAACCTACTATATCCTTTGAGCTTGTTCAGAATAGCAGTACTGTTAAAGTAATCGTACCAAGGATTAAAACCCTCAAATAGTGAATCACCAACTTGCCACGTATACTCCTTCATCTTCAAGGGACGTGAAAACCATTCCTGCAAATCCAAGCCAGGGGTGTAGCCATCCGAAAACGTGTCATCAACGGGTGGGTTGAAAGACTCCGATGTAGTACCATGGGATCCATCAATAAATTCGGTTAATAAACCGTGTGTATCATTATAATTATTGTTATTCGCAGACATTTTACAATTGTGATTATGCCTATACTCACAATCGGGTATCTTTAACCAAGCAGCCATAGTCGCCACACCAATATATATATAAACTCCAGAAACGAATGAGCAAAACATAAATAATCATACAATATAAATTATATAATCAAGCAACACTAGAAAGATCTTCGACGGATTCGGCAAACCGTTAGCAGTCTAGTGCGGAGCAATTTAACAGGAATTGACATCTGCAAGGGTGCTCTCCGACCTTAATTTTTTTTTTTTTTTTTTTTTTTTTTTTTTTT